CACCTATATGTCAAATAATTTGCAATACACAACACTGGAAAAGAAAGCACATGGCCCATTAACTGGCCATTGGTTTGTTGTACTCTTCTCCCGCTAGACTCGAACTGAAGCTGAAATTTCATCCATTCTGAATCTCTCTCCTGGAGGGGGTCGACATAGTCGATACCCGCCCGGAGAAAGCTATAGAAAAGACGATTTTTCCAAGCCTCGGACCGTGCCCTTTGGAACAAGAATCCCAAAATCAGGGCAGACAACTCACTGGAAAGGTTGTCTGTTGCCCCAGAGTAATCTCCAGAAACAAAAACATCTCCATAACTCCAACGGTCAGCAATGTAGTAGATATCCTCTTCATCGACTGGTCTCCCAATCAATTCAAAAGCCCTCTTCCTACGTAACTGCCGCCAGAGAAATTTCTGAGAATTTGTAAACTCGAGATATTCTCCAGGTGACGGTTTCGTTATGATTCTACCCTTTAAGGGTTCAAGAATCACCGCCGGCTGGACCACACCCTGTGGAATCCAACCCTCCCCTCGAAGGAACTCAAGTTCCTCCCTCAGGTCATCATCACAGACAAGACCGTAGACCTCCTCCAAGGTTCTGGAAACCACTTCGCGGGTTTGCTTACACTTACCATGAATATTCTTCATGGAAATGTGTGGCAAACCTACTGAGTCAATACTAACTATTTCCTCATAAGAGAAATCAGGTAGAACGACCCAGGTCTGTTCTTTAAGAACAGACTTTCGCTCAGCAAAACCCAGAAACTCAGGAGATCTAATCTCGATTTTGTCATCCAAAAAATTGTGATAACTTCCCGAAGAAAGACCCTTCATTCCCAACCCCATCTGACCACCCCGTGAAAGAGTGTTCCCCACCACGCTTTTATGCGAAATTGAACCTACCGAGGGGAGACCGTGAATAACTGTCTCAGGAACAATACAATCGCGAAACTCCTTATGGAGGATCGAACGAAAGTATTGACCTTTTTCCTTCGTAAGCGGCTCAACTTCCTTAGTAAGCGCGTCAGAATGCTCAAGTAACGAACTATCCACATGAGCAGGGCGGATCGGCACTAATCCTTTCTTTAATCCTTGAAACAAGGAATAAATGAAAATCAGTCCCCTCTCCTTATGCCTTCCTCTCCAATACTGCGATCGCAATCGCTTATATCTCACCAATAGACTACGCGGAAAGATTTGAATTCGTAAGAGTCCATCTTTAGGATGATCTGTTCCAACAAAATCCGCAAACAGATGATTGATTTCAGTCTTGAAATTCTTATGTGAAATTCCAAGAAAAGCTGCTAAATAGCAACGTTGAAAACAAACCCCTATTTGGTCACTTGTCAGCACCAAATCAAAAGATTGACAAAACTCCTTAATTCTATCAACATAGTCCCAGGCTTCCTGCTTTACTAATGAAAGTAAATCAGTTACTTGGTGGAGAAACTGCTTATTGGCGATCATATCTGCGCCTAACAGCAGTGAGCCACTATAAGA